TCAGAATCGAAACAAACCGTATCGCACGTAGAGGCGTTACTGAGTACATCGCAAGCGAATTCTGTGCAACCACTCCAGTGGCAAACGCATTCGTCCATGGCGTCAAGAAGTAATAGGCGGTACATAAAATGGGAAGAAATGCAGAAGGACTAAAGAAAGCTTTAGAAAATCAAACTGGTAAAACCTTAGTAGGCGATACCAAAGGTGAAGTTCTTGAAAGTTTTAATCTTCAATACGAAGATGTTGACCTAACAATCAACGTTGTTGACTCTGTAGGCGATCCTGTAGATACACCCACAGTAGTAGTCAAAAAAGGCTCAACAATCGGCAGTGGCGACACTGTAGCAGCTGTAGAAGGTACGTATCCAGTATTATATGGAACTTACAACTATTCGATAACAAAGACTGGTTATGTAACAAAGACTGGCTTAATCACAATCGGATACGATGAAGCACGTGCAGGCGTTGCAACATCAACAATCGCTTTAGTAGCATCCTAAAAAATAAAAATATGAAAGGGGTGGCATGACATGTCAGTAGCAACAGGCGCAGATTTAGTAAATAAGATTGCATATGCAGTTGGATACGATGTATCTGATTTAGTTTCAAAAACATATATCGAAGATCTTATTGATGCAGGCATCGAAGATATGAAAGGCGCAGGAGTTCCAGAAACAGTCATTGTTTCTACGAACAAACTGGTAGTAGCCACCCTTACCATATTTGTAAATGATAATTTGAACTTAACAACAGGAGCTCATAAGACAAGCACAATGTATATTGCAAATATTGATAAGCTAAGATCAGTTATCACTGAATCAGTAGAATAGAGGTGGTATGATGAGAATAAATACCACCATTTATTTATTTAATATTATTCAAGTGCAAGATTTGAATACAGGCGAACGTGTAAAAACGATTGAGTCTGTAGTGCGTGTTCAAGGTTCAGTTGGACCAACTGGGAGTTCAACATATTGGCAAGCACAAGCAGCAAACGTTCAGCTGAGAGGAACTATCCAGATCCAGAACAGGGTGTACAAGAAACAGAAATACATCTACTTTAAAGAAAACGAACAAGGACAAGTCTACAGTTGCAACTCGACTGCGAAGGCAGAAGATGAACACTTAATTAAAATTAATTATGAAGACATAAAAGAAGAAGGTATAAAGGAGTTGATAGAAGATGCTATCCAAGGACTATGACGCATTGTGGAATCTTCTAAAAGACACTAATTCTGCTCCAGTTTACATGGAAAAAATGGATGAAGAAGAAACCAAAATACCTGCAAAATTTGTAATCTTCGAACGCTCTACGACAGATCAGTCAGCAGAATCAGGCGATGGTATTGAACTTCTTAGAGAAAAGTATTTCACAATTAGTATTTATGCTAAAAAAATAAACGATGCAGTCACTATCATGAATGCATACAGAGATAAACTTATTCAAAATGGTATCCGTTTTACACAACAAGGACCTATCTATGATACAACCAGTCAACGATACACTGTAGACTTGGATGGAAGATACTCATATGGCGTATAAAGACGTAGGATATGAATTTGAAAAACAAATGAATGACATCCTAAAAAGTGTTGCAACAGATACCAAAAAAAAAGTTGAAGAAGGTCTTGATGAAGCATCCAGAATTATGCAACAAGATTTAGAATCGCACAGCCCTATAGGTTTATCAAGCGATGAAAATCTAAAAGGATCCTGGATGACTAAAAAAAAGTATCAAAGAGTACGTTATGTGGGTTCAACCAAATTGGTACCCACAACCAGAAATGGGCGAAAAACGACAGTACCGCTAACGATTGTATTAGAACATGGCGCTAAGAGTCCTCACCGGGGTTTTATGCGCAGAAGATTTCAAGCCCAAAAAGCAAATATTATCCTAGCAGTAAAGAAAGCTATTGAAGGAGGAAACAATAATGGCTAAAACTAAAGAAGTACAATTTAACGTGAAGAATGTTAAATATTGTTTGGCAGCAACACCACTTGTTATCAATGACGTAGCATACGCTAGTCAAATCAGTTTTGAAGCAGCAATCAACAAACTCCCTATCTACGGTGATGGGCAAAAGCTCACCGAAATCTTTGCGGATCAGGGATTTACTGGCGCACTGACACTTATCCAAGTACCAGAAGACTTCCTAAAAGACTTAGGATACAAACAAGAAGTGGATGGCACAGGTATTGCTGATATCTCAGTTTCAAAATCAGTAGAAGTTCATCTTTATTATGAGATCGAAGTTCACGAAAATGATGTCACTAAAACAGTCAAGTTTTGGTGCTACAATGTCATTCTTGAAAGACCAGCTGAAAGCTATCAACAAACAACAGAAACACCAAATCTTACTACCTATGAGTTGCCATTTACAATCTTAGGTATTAACTTGTTGAATACAGCTGGTACTGCTGACTTTACCGATGCAAACGGTAACACAGTCAAAGTATGGCGTCAAAGAAAACGCCCTGCTGATACTGACTATGCTACTTTCGGTACATTCACTGCACCAAAAGTAAAAGCATCCTAAGAGGCGCTAACCCATGGCCGTATCTATTAAGATTCCTTTGGTTGAAATGGCAATTAATCAAGCGACAAACAAGCTTGAGAACCAAAGAAGAGAAATCCTTGTACGAGTTAACACATCAGTGCTAGCAAACTACAAGTGGGAAAGAACTTTCCAAGCTGAGAAAAACTATGACCTAGTTCATGCAGTTGGAGTTACCCAAATCAATCTAAAGAACCTGCAAAAGAACCCTAAGCTAGGCAGCACTCTTATTGAGAGCCTTAGAGTGGTTTACTGTTTCATTGAAAGCCCAGAACTTCCTACATTCGAAGATTTCCTTAACGGAATTAACGAAACGAATCTAAGCGAAGTAGTCGATAAGATAGGTGCTATCATTGAAGAAGTCAATGCGGTATCATCAAAAAACTAAAAGCTCGATCAGAATACCTGCAGGCGCTGATTAACCGATATGGTAAAGGCAACGGCAATGAGCCAAGCGTGATCGAGCCATCGCCTATACTGGCTCGCATACAACAAGCATTGGATGCAAAACTGCCATATGAACTAATAACAAGCATTTCATACCACGACATGTATGCGATGCTTGTTGAAATATGGATCACAAATTTTCAACAATACGGTAAGCGCATGGAAGAGGAAAGACTCGGAGGGCGTAACGTAGAAAGAAGAGAAGCATCCAAAGCTGATTATTTAGAACTACTCAAATAAAGGAAGTGATTTCATGGGAGCAGAAACAGCAAAAGGTGTCATTATAACCATAGGCGCTGACACTAAACAATTTGAAAAAAGCTTGAAGACTATGGATCGTGAAATCAGAAACACGTCCAAGCAAACTGATGCACTTGTGGAATCATTGAAAATCAGGTGGGATGATAAAACCTTTATTGCAGCTCAAAAGGCAGCACAAAAAGCACTTGACGATACCAATACGAAAGCTAAAGCATTACGCGATCAAATGAAGTATCTAGAAGAAAGCGGTGGCTCCGTAGACAGCGAAGGATACAAGCGTCTACAAACGCAGCTAGCGCTAACCGAAACAAGTGCTATCAAGTTAAAAAAAGAACTCCAGGATCTCCAAAACTTAAAGTTTGAGAACCTAGCAAACAAATTCAATACTGCAGGATCCGCTATAACAAAGGTAGGACGGTCGCTTGCTGTTTTCTCAGCAGCGGCTGTCGGAGCCTTGGCAGGTACTGTAGCACTCTTTAATAGCACCGTTAAAACAGCAGCTTCAATCGATGATTTAAGTCAAGCTGTAAATCTAAGCGCAGAGCAGCTCCAAAAGTGGCAATACATCGCCAACCAACTAGGAGTTGACAATACTACGCTTCAAACGTCCCTAGCTAAAACGCAAGGCTCATTTGCAGCTCTTGCACAAGGTGCATCTACCACAGGCACCAAGGCGCTTCAACGTCTTGGTTTTAGTGCATCCGATGCAGCTAAAGGCATGGGCGAAAACTTTGAACAAATGATCCAAAGACTAAGCGCCATTCCGGACGCAGCTGAACAAGCTTACTTAGCGAACGAAATCTTTGGCGAACGCTTAGGGTCCAAAGTTATTCCATTATTGAATGGCGGAGCGGAAGGCATCGCAGCACTCACTAAAGAGTTCGAAGAGCTAGGATACATGACTAACGATCAAGTCAAAGCTTTAGCAGAGTATGACGACCAATGGCTAGCGATTAAAACAGCATTCACAAGCATTAAAAATGATATCGCAGTTTCGCTATTGCCACTCTTCCAGACATTAACAGATTTAATACAGCAGAAATTAGTACCTGCAGTACGCTCCATGGCGGAATGGTTTGCAGGTTTATCGGATAAAACAAAAGAAAACATAGCAATCATGTTGACAGTTGTCGCAGCGTTGGCACCTGTGATCCTAATCATAGGAAAACTCACATCAGCGATAGGCGGCATGATTGGCAGTTTAGGCGGTCTTTCTAAAGCCTTGACATTCCTAATGGCTCATCCAATCATAGCAGCAATAGCAGCAATCGTAGGCATCATGATACTGCTATACACTACAAATGAAAAGGTAAGAGAATCCATCAACAACATCGTATCTACAATAGGAACTGCACTAGCACCAATCCTGCAGATGTTGGGAGATCTGTTCAATGAGATTATTACAGTCATACAACCACTCATCACTATGATAGGTGACTTGCTAGTACCTATCCTAGATATGATAGGACCTATCATCACACCACTCATTCAATTACTACAAGCAGCACTAGTACCTATCATGGCAATACTATCAAACAACATCAAAGTCTTCATGGCAATATTGACACCAGTCATTAAGTTGCTACAAATGGTCCTGGTACCAGTGATGGGATTAATTCAAAAAGGAATAGCATTCATCACTCAACTGATAACACCACTTAAAAATGCACTCATGGGATTGGCTCCAGTATTTGATTTTATTTTTAATCTATTTCAGACCGGGCTTTCTCTTGTAGAAAAAGGGATCCAATTTGTACTTAAAGGCATCGAGAATGTAATCAACAGTGGAATCGACATGATAAACCATCTAATCAGAGCAATCAATTCACTTGGTGGATGGCTCGGAATCTCACTGAAAGAACTCGATCACATTCGCATCAATATTGAATCAGGAACGACTACTCAGCCATCAGCAACACCACAGGCACAAACTCCTGCAGGAACCGCCCAAAGCGCATTAGACAACACATACGGCCAAGGTATCAATAACAGCTACAATACGACAACCACAAACGATTATTCGCAAAGGGATATCAGTATTAATGTTACCGTTCAAAACTATGCGCAAGAAGTAGATGTCGATGATATGGTTAGACAAATCAATCTCAAACTAGCGGAGGCATACTAATATGAGAAGAATAGAAATCCTTAATAAATCATATCAGAATCCAAACCTGCACGTGCCGATCGCAAAATTAAACAATTATTCTTTAAATGAAGTATTTGGGAATAGCCCAGTATTAAACTTTGATTTTTTAAATGGAACAACATCATGGTCAAAAAGTGCAGCTGCTTCTTGGTCTGTTGCTAATGGAATAATGATATTTACAGCAGCAGCACAATATGATAACTTAAATCAAAGACCAGCAGGATATTATAACGG